CATTCTCTCTTGCTCTATCTTCCAATTGATATAATAAATGGTTGGAATACATTGCGGATTCCAACCACCAACTTCTCTATCTCCACTGGGTAGATCCCATTGCTCAGCATCATCAGAAATATCAGGTGTCCACTTACCTCTAGTCCTAACAAAAAACCTTTCATCATCTGTAAGACATTCTTTTAGGCACTTCCAATGACATAATACATCATCAGTAAAATGATCATCTGGAACATCCCATGAATGATCCATGTATGTTCTTACCTGTGCCCAAGTTTCAGTCGCCATCAATTTTCATTGCTCAACCATAATCAGTATAACCCCCTTTGATGCCAAAGTAAAGCTTTACCGTAAGGCGGTCCTCTGGGTGACCACATTAGTCGAAATCACAACCAATCCTTACGAGTGTGATGTTCCGGAACGATCTTTCCAAGTTCCACTACTAAAAGACCATCTTCAAAAACAACTGATGTAATTTCAGTATCATCTGAAAGTGACCATGCTCTTTCAAAAGATCTTTGAGCTAATCCCTTATGAACATATTCATCTGGGGATTCTTTCTCATCTTTTTGCCCTTTAACAAAAAGCTTTCCATATTCAGTATAAACATGTACTTCTTCTTTCTTAAAACCAGCAAGTGCAATTTCCAATCTAGATTCTACATTATTGACTTGAATCAGATTATAGGGGGGATAATTAGAAGAAGTAGCAATATTAATAAAACGATCCAAATAATCGTCCATTCCAATACTATTCTTTGTAATCCTTTCCATTAAGTCAGAAAGATCTGCAGCGTGATACCTTGATAGGTTTCCCATGATTCTAGCTCCTTTAAAAGCGAGTTTGTTATTGTGTGGACCCTTACGGCATCCATAACTAATTATAACACTTTTATTCCAACTAGGGGGTCGGAATACCCCATATTTTAGTAGAGTAATCCCTAATAGATCTATCCGAAGAGAAGAATCCTGATCTTGCAACATTAATCAAAGACATACGTTGCCAATTCTTCCAATCCCTCCAAGCACTACTTACACGATCCTGAGCATCACAGTAATCAGAGAAATCTGCCAATACATAGAAAGGATCATGATTTAATAGATTATCTAATAATGGTTGGAACACCTTCCTGTCGCCATTACTGAAATGACCACACTTAATAAGATTAATTACTTCCCATAGTTCTGGACTCATATAATGCTTTGGTTCATATCCATTAGCCCATAAATCTGATATCCCCTTCTCATCATTGCCAAATAAGAAGAAATTCTCTTCACCCACAAGATCCCGTATCTCCACATTAGCACCATCAAGAGTTCCAATAGTCAAAGCACCATTCATCATGAACTTCATATTACCTGTGCCCGATGCCTCCTTACCTGCCGTGGAGATCTGCTCTGACAAATCAGCAGCAGGATATACTTTCTCACCAAGTTTCACACTGTAATTTGGTAAGAATACTACACGTAATTTACCATCCATATCAGGATCAGTATTGACTACTTCTGCAACAGAACAAATAAAATTAATTATCAATTTTGCAAAGTAATATCCTGGTGCTGCCTTGCCACCAAAAATAACTGTCCTAGGAACTATATCATGACCATTCTTGATGCGAAGATATTGGGCAACTACCCAAAGAGCCATAAGATGCTGTCTCTTATATTCGTGAATCCTCTTAACCTGTACATCAAATATACTTGAAGGGTCAACAGAAATACCAAGTTCATCATGAATATAACTAGCAAGAGCATGTTTACCTATGATTTTACAGGTTCCAAACTTCTCTATGAGATCTGAATCATCTAGATGATTCTCAAGATTTCTAAGTTTCTCCCCATCAGTGATCCATCCTGGTGCATACTGATCCAATACCTCAACAAGACCTGGATTAGATGCAGCAACCCATCTTCTGGGAGTTACTCCATTAGTCACATTAGTAAATTTATGTGGCCACAGATCATTAAACTCTGGCATCAATTGAGTCTTAACTAACTCAGAATGTAATTCTGCCACTCCATTCACATGGTGAGATCCAATAGTTGCAAGGTTGGCCATACGAACTGACTTATTTCCCTGTTCATCAATAATAGACATCTTCTCCAACATCTTATCATCGCCAGGATAATTCAATCTTACTACCTGCAAGAACCTACGATTAATCTCATAGATAATCTCCAAATGACGTGGAAGAAGAGTCTTAAACAATTTAAGATTCCACTTCTCCAATGCTTCTGGCAGAAGAGTATGGTTAGTATATGCAATAGATTTACTTGTTATCTCCCATGCAGTTTCCCAGTCAAAATGTTTAAGATCAACAAGGATTCTCATCATCTCTGCAACTGCAATGGCAGGGTGAGTATCATTAAGTTGAACCTGATACCTAGTTGGAAACTCATCTAAAGGTACATTACATTTCTCTAAATTACGTACCATATCATGAAGAGAGGCACTAACAAAGAAAAATTGTTGCTTCAATCTTAATATCTTACCTGCATCGGTACCATCATTAGGATAAAGAACCTTAGAGATAGTTTCAGAAGTAACACTCTGTTCTACTGATCCCATATAGTCACCAATATTAAATGCATAGAAATCAAAGATCTCTGTTGCATCTGCTCTCCATAGTCTCAGTCTATTACAAGTATTGACTCTATATCCTAATTGAAGTACATCATAAGGAACTGCTACTACTGATTCAGCAGGAACCCACCGAACTCTATAATTATCTCTATCAGAAATATAATTCTCTACTCTTCCACCAAATCCTACAAGAACAGACTCATCTGGTTGTGCAAGTTCCCAGGGCCAATCTCCATGCAACCAATTATCAGTTGCTTCAAGTTGTATATTGTCTTTTATAACCTGCTTAAACATCCCAAACTTATACCGGATACCATATCCTGTAGCAGGTACTTGAAGAGTTGCTAGAGACTCCATATAACAAGCGGCCAGACGTCCCAAACCACCATTACCTAATCCAGGTTCCTCGGCTAAGTTTAAGACCTGTTCTAGAGTCAAATCATATTCATTTAATGCTTCTCTTGCTTCTTTCTGTATCCCAAGATTAAGAAGATTATTACCAAGTTGTGGTCCAATTAAAAATTCTGCAGATAAGTATGCTATTTCCTTATCATTATTACATACAGGGGGGGCCAAATGATATGCCATCATCTGATCTCTCACTGCATAACATAATGCCATGTAGATATCATGGGCACTAGCAATCTCGGGTCTCTTCCCTAGGGTGTAAAAGAGTCTTTCACTAATACCATTATAAAGATTGTTCACCATATTTTATTCAGATTCCTCTGCTCTTCCTTTCTTACCTATATTATACTTCTGTTCCAAAATCCAGTCACTTTTATCTTTATACGGTAACACTTTAATCTGGTTAAGAGGAGCAATATCCTGAATGACTTCCTCTTTTACCACACTAATGAGACCCCAATCAGCAAGAAGACGAGTAATACGGTTGCGACGCTGAACATCATTAACAGTAAGGTTAGCGTATTTACCATCTAGAGCAAATAACTCCTTAAAATGCACAATATAATATTTACCCTGCTTATGCAATATATGACAGGATTGGTAAAGTTTCTTTTCCTTACGAGATGCTACCCCAATCCTTGTAAGGGTTTCTCTAACTTTTAAAAAATCATCAGGTTCATTCAACTTAACCTCCACCATTTTATCTTGAGACCAAGATACCTGAGGTTCAACAGTTTGATTCATTTTGTGCCACCAATTTCAAGTCGTTTCTTAATGAATTCGATATGTTCATAAGATAAAATTTTCATAACTTGAGATGCTTTTTCATTACTATAACCATAATAACGTTTGACATACTCCAAATCAGATACTTTATCCTTTCGAATCCAAGGAGAGAATCTCTTCCTTTTCCTCAAAGTATTTAGATAAAATGTATATTGCATGTCCTTATCCAAATGATGAAATTTATTCATCTCATTTGCATAAAGAACGGTGTCAAGATGTCCACTGACACACCTATTAATAATATAAGGAGCATAATCCTTAATAACACTTGGATCATCTTTAATCAGATCCTTCTTATTAAAATTAATAGAATTCAACCAATCCTTAAGTTCTGCCATAATAAAAACCCTATTTTACTAAAAATTGTTTTTCATATTCAAGAATTTCTTTTGGAACACTAATAATATTAGACTCCATAGGAGTAGAATCTTTCCATTTCGAACCACATCTATTATATAATTTAATACCTAAATGATTATACTTTAAACTTGTAGGAACATGAACTTTATAATTATACCCATCATTTTCAGTTAATTGACTCAATAACTTATTTTCTTTTTTAGTTACTGCAATTGTAGAGCAAGATACCCAAAAAAGTTCTTTAAACACTTGATAATCAACCAAAAACTTATCTGGATTATCCATTACCATTCTACCAATAAATTGAGGAGAAAGGCAATGATCATTAGTTCTTTCCTTTGAATTATTAAGTGCTTTCTCACTAATAAACCCTGTATGATTTACATTAGCACAATCAAATACATTAATATAAAAAGTTCTACTAATTGGACGATAATAATCAGTCTTACCCCAATTTTTTAAATTTGACTTTAAATTGTTAAAAGCAGTTTCAGAGTATGCTTCCCAATTCTTTTTATGCTTTTTAGACATTGATCTTATATAATCCTATCCATTATACAAGAATAGAAATTAATAAAATTTTTCATGTGCCACTTTTAAATCTGTCATCACCAATCAGGATAAGGAAATAATTCATCTTCATCTTCTTGTGTAAGTTTAGCAATATATTGATATATTAAATTCCATCCAAACTCAAAAGTTTCTCCATTTTCATCCTGTAGATAAAAAGGAATGTCTGGATGCATTTTCTTTGCTATGTAATAATGATTAACAACTTCACAGTCATCATCATAATGTCGTTCTAATTCTAGTTCTTTTTCAGTCATAAACCTTCCTTAGATTTATTTTTAATAATAATCCTATTATTCTCATAATCAGCATTAAACTCTAACAAATCCTTATGATCCCACATAAGTTCTTCATATAAAGAATTCAAGGTAGCCATATCCTCCCATAAATTATTGGGTTTGTGTTGAGTCATTTGGATCCCCTATACTTCTTGATACTTTGTTCCCACTCTGATAAAGATGATTGACAATTATTCACCAACAGACCTTAATGTATATGTATATGCATAATTAATTATCTCCTTCCAAATTAGCAAGATAAAGTTTGGCATAACACTTTGCCATTAGTTTAGCATCTTCTTCAGTAAGGTCATCTATTACCCTACATACTTTTTCATATTCAAAACTTCTTTCTATACTATGAAGTTCAATCTCATGAAGATAATCCATTACTCTTCCTCTACCTATTCCATATGGATCCATCATCGTATAATCTGAATGTTATCATCTTCTGTCCACAATTCAATCCTATTACGTATTCTACCATCTTTTTTAAGTTTTTCATACCTCTTAGTTGCTTTTCGTTTCCACCACTGTATGATATTTTCAAGATAAAACTTGTCCCAGTTCTGTCCTTTAACTAGGGTATCCTGTTCACCCAGCAGTACCTCTCTTACATTGGAGTAACCATAATCCGATGTATAGAACCTTTTCTGCTCTGTTAACCCAAATGCATGCGCAATAACTTCATTGAACTTCTTTAACTTCTCTTCATCTTTTAGTGAGTTCCTAATGATGGATACCATTTTGGTTTGTCTCTTCAGTTTCTTTCCTGATGCTGTTACTTCAGTGAGTGGTTTGTTATCATTCCAGATAGTGAATTGGTCATGTAACCTGTGAAATACCTCATTATGGAGTAATGGTGCAAATTTACTATCAGTTAAACCTTTGAACCTGATAAAAGGTTTTAGTCCATCATACTGGGATGCTGCTGAAGTGGAACCATATAGTGAGGTGGTTTCAAATACTGCTATGGGTTTCTCAAATATTGTTGATAGGTGTTCCCTAGCAAAGTGTGAGCAGCATATCAGTGTTAGTAGTTTACCACCCAGATAGTTATATCCAAATGGTTGTGTGGGTACAATATTGAACCCCATAACTGTGTGTTTATTGAGTAGTGATAAGTCAGGTGCCCCACCTAACCATATATTTCTAGGTCTGGAGTTGATAGTTGGTGAACCAAAGCGTATGAAACCTACTATCAGTTGTGTATTTCTCTCATATATTATCCACTTCAGTTCTCTACCTGGGATGCTACTCTCTATCAGTGCTGATGAGGTTGCTGAGAGCATATTGTGATAATACTCTTGTGGTAGTGAGTTCTTGAACCTTTCACCTACAAATCTAATATCAAACTCCATGTCCTGTGGTGACATATCCTCATTAAAGATATCACCACTTAAAGGAAATAGAGGGTTTGATGGTGGGAGATATGCTCTTTTGGTGAATCGCAGATAATCTTCTATAGAAGTAAACTTCTTATAGTAATTAATAAATTCATCAGCAGCCCATATAGCATCTGATTCAGAAATAATCATTATCTAGATATTCCATATGGATCCATTAATAAATCTTAATAGGAGGATCTGTGGGGTAATACATTCCATCATCTTTGCACATAGGAGATTTAGGAAGGATACCCAAATCTAATTGTATAGGAGAACCTAATACCCTGTCAAAACTTTCGGCCATTCTCCGGAAACCACTACCAACAAAAATCTGTCCAGCACATACTGCAACAGTAGCAGTGCCCCAGAAGATATAATACCATTGGGATTTAACCTGATGTCTTTTCTTTTGTTTTTTTTCTTTAATAGTCATAAATTTACTCATGGTCTTTCTGAGTGAGAAGTTTGTTCAGTTAGTCTTGCAGTAACAGGTCCATCAGATGACCAAACAGATAATGTATGAACATTGATAGAATCCTTTTCAAATATTTTAACATCAACCTTACCATCTTTGCAAGAAACTTTAACAGTCCCATTACAATGCCAATCTGAAGGTTCTCTATAGAACTTATAGACAGGGTAAGGATCACGAGTTTGAGCAGATGCTAGCACCCTATGATAGTTTTTGTTTTCTTTGTCTTTCATTTTTTAATTGTCTCTCAAATTCAAATTTTAATGTAGTTAAAGGATGAATAAGAAATGATTCCCATTCATTATCATCTATCAGATCTTCAAGGTGTGCAACATGCTCCAATGCAAATACTAATTTAGTTTCATCATTCATTCTGGGCATTTTATATTATTTAATATATCCCTTCTCAACAAGAAATTCTCTGGTCATTGGAGTAGGGGGATATTCTTCCCACATATTACCTGCCTTACATGCTTTAAGTGCTTTAATTGTTGCACCCTCAGTATGCCCCATCCAATATGCTTCCTTCTCCCATATAACAGATGAAACTTTATCT